CTAATCCTAAGAACTATAAGACATATGACGAGCTTAAGGCAAAGTTAATGAGAGTTCTTGGTGAGGAAATGAACGTAGGTGCTTATACGGTAAAAGAAGAAAATAAGATAAATGAGCCAGTTGAATCTGTCGCTCCAGTAACTGCAGAAGAAGTTGATACTTCTGAAGAAGATACTATGTCTTATTTTGCAAAACTTGCTAAAGAAGACGCTTAAGCATAATGTAAGAATTGGTCTTGTGCATCTAGCACATTACCTTTAGTTATTATAGCAGTAGTATTATTATTAACGGTATTACTACTGCTACTATTATCAATAACACTTGTATTACCACCAATCGCATCAGGTCGACCACCTCCTGATATATTAGATTTCATCGTAACCGCACCAGTCGAGCCTGGTTTAGTAAATGTCTGTGTAGGTCCGCCTCTACCCATTCTCATTATATCACTACCGGCTGGCTTCTTTAATGATGCAGAATCGGAACCTTGATCCCCAAACAATAACTCTGCTAATTTTTTACCAAAATAGTCACCTGCAAAATAACCACCCATAGTTCCAATTAACGAACCAAGTGCAACACCTGGTGGTCCACCTATCAATCCTATTGCAGCTCCAAGTTTTAATCCTAAACCACTACCTAATAATCCGCCGAATATACCACCCATTGCGTTTATCTTTTCTTTTAAAGGCATATCTGAAGATAAAATCATAAAAGCGTCTGTTGCCGCCATAATTTGTGCGATACCAGGAATTTTTAAAAATTTCAGAAACCTTCCAAATTTAGATGGAATCTTTGGTTTACCTGGTATGTCTCCAACTTTAGCACCAGGTGGTGCTTTCACCGAAGTAGCTTTTCCATCTGCACCTGCAATCATAAGATTACCTTTACGCGACATAACAACTGAACCAGGTTTACCTACTGTTTGTTTCCCTCTTGTTTTTGTAGTTGCGTCTGTGTCAGTAGCCAAAGATGCTGCGCCAAATCCAAGACCAAGAGCACCTGCAGCTTTTGTAAGTACACCAAGAAGACCTTTTCTACCAGCTAATAAAGCAAGGAGTTTTACAAATTTTCCTGGCATTAAAAGAGCAGCAACAGTACCTAAAGTAGTTATTCCCTTTACAATGTCCATAGGTTCAAAGTCACCTTTTATTAACTTAGTGATTGACTCTACGCCTGATGCAGCAGCATTTCCTATTGTTGTAAGAGCTTTTGCAAGACCTTCAGTTACTCCTTCTTTAGTTATACCAAGAGAATTAAAAAGGTTTACAAAGCTTTCTTTAAATCTAATTACTGTAGGTTCTAACTTTTCATATAAAACTTTAGCTTGTTCCTTAATTGTTTTAGTAAGTTCTGTTACTGCATTTTTAAATTTTTCATTTTTAAATAAAACACCAAGACCTGCACCAATGGCTGCGCCTAAAGGTCCACCAACCGCAAAACCAATAGCTGCTCCTTGTACTCCACCAGTCAGCGCATTTTTGATTGCTTCATTTTCAAAACCATCTGGTAATAAAAATTCAACAATATCTTCTGCAAATACTGCAATCGCTGCAGGACCTAATACTCTTTTTAATATTGTCTTACCAAGCATAGGAGCTAATCTAGCAACGGTAGCACCAGCTAAAATATTTCTTATTCCACCAAATATACTACCGACACCGCCTTTTCCTCCTCGATCTGTAGCGTCAGCTGCTCTTGCTTGTGTTGTATCTACAACTGATTTTCTTTGCTCTCTTGCAGCTTCAAGTTCTTTTCTTTTATTTTGTTGAAGATATGATAAAAAAGAACCTATACCTTTACTTGTAGTTTCAGTATTATCGTCGACCCTATTTAACGTTTTGTTAATATCTGCTAAAGTTGCCATTTATCTACCTGTGTTTATTTGCTCCTGACGAGCCTTTTCTTCTAAGTGCTCGTTTAATAATATTAAATATACCTCTCTCTCCCACGGTAACATTTCTTCTAGTTCTGTTAATGAATAGTTAAAATGTTGCATCATTAAAAAATTCGTTTGAAAATAATTCATCAACGTTTCATGAGAGAGGTTTACTAAAAAAAATCTTGTAAACCATTCAATTCAATTTTATTCTCAGTTTTACACTTTTTACATTCATACATCTGTGTGTGTGATAACTTTGGCGAATTAGTTGCAAACTCAGTTATCTTTTCAAGTTGTTGATTAGTAAGTGAATTAATAAAATTTTCTACTTCTTCTTTTGTTTCATCTTTTATTAATATGTACTCATCATCAGTTTTAACTGCCTTCATACATGCTCTAACAGTATCCATCAAAACTTCTGTATCAGGCGTATCTTCATTAAAATCTATCGATGATACGTCTTTATACGTTGGAAATTTTAATTCTACTGTTATATCGTCAGATATTTTTACTTCAGTAGTGTTTTTCCAATTCTGTGGTATGTTAACTTTTATATCATCAAGTTTTATTTTAACTTCATTTTCTTCATTACATTTAATGCATGCATGCATAACTGTTGATGTTTCACCAACAGATTTTGATCTAATCTGCGTAAACATATAATCAACGTCAAATGTTGAAAGGTCATCAAGTTTTACGTTTGGAACGCAACTCGATATACTATCAAGCATTGAATTTAATATTTGTTTATTATCTTTAGATTCAATAGCAACTAGTAGAACTTTTTGCTCTTTCACAAGAAAAGGTCTAAATTTTACTACTTCCTCTGTAGATGGCACAGTCATTTCATATCTTGGCACGTCATTTTTTAGTCTTGGTAAAGCCATTATTTACTCCTATAATATATCAATTCCACCTAATGGTGTATCAATGTCCATGTTTATGAATCCTTGCGTATTTGATGCTCTCTTCCAGTTAGTATACGCAAACGTAACTGTAAGTTGTACTAAACCGTCTAGTTCATTATTTAATTCAATAGCACTTGTTGCTATTGGAAAAGCTTCTAATAATTCAACTGAATATACACTTCCACCACCAAGTCCTAGTCCAAATCTTATAGGACCTACTTGTTTTGTAAAACCTTTCAACGGTTGTCTTAATTGATGAATAGTTATACTTTTTGCATAACTACTTTTATAATTGCTAGTAAAAGCGTTTCCGCCTTCTTCTGGAATTGCAGTGTTTCTCCATGCATCAAAATATTCTTTTATTCCATAATCATTCATTAAATAAAATGTCATACTAACATCGTCAACTGCATAACCATAAGCAACTTTTTGAAACTCCATACCTATTCTTCTATCATTAGTTAAAGTAACTTTTGCTGGTAATGTTGCATTAGAACATAATATATTGAGTTCTCTACCTGATGCACCACCTCCACCAATATTTAATAGTCCTAAAACACTTCCTAGTATTCCTCCACTTCCACCAAAACTTGTTGGAAATGTTACTAAGAAACGATTAGAACGTGCAAAACCTAATTTGGTGTTTGCTAATGCTTTTAATTCATCTACACTACTAGCCATTAGCTATCCTTCTTGATTCAGAATAAACTCTATTGGCGCTTTGTTTTTGCCATCTTGCAATTGGTAAGAAAGTTGCAATCTCCCATTCTGGTGAAGCAACTTCAGCAAATCTAGATTTAACATGCTCTAAAAGATAATGTTTTATACATGCTTTAAAATATCTAAACCTTGCTGCACCTTTGAGTAAATTATAAGTTAATCTAAATCGCGTACTTTCATCATATTTATCATTATTTGTTGTTTCGAGTAAACTATCTAAAAATTTTGCTCTTAGCACTGGAGGCAAGTAATGCAAATTTAATCCTCTAAAACCACCTTTTGCTGGTTCTATTGGTATAACAAGTGGAAAGGTATCATAGTAAGGTAACTTATCTTTTAGTTTAGGATCATAGGTAAACATTATCATTGAACCATATCTTTGTGTATTTGTTTCTTTTACTTCTGGATTTCTTATAAGTTGTGAACGATTAACTCTTGTCAATTGCTGTACTTTTTTACGAAACCATTCTCTTGATTCTCTAGTTCTAGGTGTGATACCTTTTCTAAAAGCTTCTAATTCAAGTTTTTGAAATAAATTACTCATGTTTCTATTTATAACTTTTTCTTACGTTTTTTTCGACGAAATGGCTTTAATGGCTTATACTTTTTTAGTTTTCCTGGTACAGGTTTCGATAAAAGTTTCATTTCTTGTAATGTCTTTTCTGTCCATACTTGAAATTCCCAGCCTCTATCTTTCGCATATTCATTTGCAGCTTCCCATTTATTCATATTCTTAATATAATTTAAACCTTCTGCAATATATTGTTTGGTTCTTTTCTGGCCAGTTGGTGGCATTGTTTCTTTTTCTGGTTTAATTTCTACTAAGAGTGTTTTATCTTCGTATATTATTTTAACATCTACATAATACCTGTGGTATTTTTTATCAACTTCATAGTAATATGGAATGATGACTTCCTCTGAACTCCAATATTTAACTGATGGATTATTATCACACCAACCAAACACAGAACGTTCCCAAAGCGACCTATAAATAACGTTATTAAAGTCACCTTTATACTTTGTTTTGTTTTTAACTATGTAACGACCTGAATAAACCATATAAATAAAA